CAACCACAGAAGGAGAACAAGTGTCAGACACTACCGTTCCAGAAGTCGCTCCTGCCGCAGAAACGGTAGAGGCTGCAAGAGTCGAAGTTAAGGCTGCAACTGCACCTTATATTTCGACAACTGTTCGTAACCCAATCGTTGATAAGGCTACTTATCTCGAGCATTCAGTTCGCGCAAAGTTAGGCTCAGAAGAATCTCGCATGTATGTTGCAGCAGCAGCAGACACAACAGATAACGCTGGTCTAGTTCCAACACGCCAACTAACCGAAGTTATCAACGGCATCTCAAACGCAGATCGCCCATTCATTGACTCAGTTTCACGCGGCACTCTTCCAGATGCAGGCATGACTTTTGAGATTCCAAAGATTACAGTTGCTCCAACAGTTTCAGTCGCGGCTGAAGGCAACGGTGGATCAGAGACAGATCAGAACGCAGCGTTCGTAACTGTAAATGTCAAGAAGTTCATGGGCCGTCAAACATTCAGCCTTGAGCTTCTCGATCGTTCATCACCAGCATTTTTCGCTGAACTCGTACGCCAGATGGAATACGCATACGCAAAGGCTTCAGATGCAGAAGTTGGAACTGCGCTAATCAATGGCGGAACAGACGGCGGAAACCGCGCAGCAATTACAACAGGCGCACTTGCAGCAGACTTCGTGTCAGATGCAGCAGTTTCTATCTACAAAGGAACACTTGGCTTTGCAGAAAACATCATTGTCTCTCCAGAACAATGGGGTAACTTGATGGGGCTAGTAGATTCTTCAAATCGCCCAATCTTCCAACAGACAATCAACCCACAAAACGCAGGCGGAACACTTACAGCAACAGCAGTTCGTGGAAACCTTCTAGGTCTCAACCTTCGCGTTTCACGCGCACTAACAGATGGCTCAGGTCTTGGTGACAACACTATGATCGTAGTTAACCCAGAGTCATACACATGGTACGAATCACCACGCCTATCACTACAGACAAACCTCATCTCAACAGGTCAGGTTGAAGTTGGTTACTACGGCTATGGTGCAGTTGCTACAAAAATTGGCGCTGGTTCATACCGTTTCATGGTCGCGTAATTAATTAACTAATCATGGGGGGGCTGCTGCTCCCGGTGGCTCCCCCAGTCGTTTACTAGAGAGGATGTAGAGATGGCTACAATTGTTACAGTTGCAGAACTAAGGTCTATCCTTGGCGTCTCTACGTCCCTCTATAACGATGCTTATTTAACAGATGTAATCGACACGGCTGAGGCAGTTATCTTGCCCATGCTAGTCACTTATGCTTCACCAATTTCAGCAGTCGAGCTAGAAGACAACATCGCCACTTATCAAGTGCTAGGCGATAACAATTTCTCAGAGGGTCAGAGCGTAGTTATTACCGGATGCGGCTCCCCTTTCAACGGAACATTTACCATCCTGGAATCTAGCAATTATGACGTAGATACATTTATCGTAAATTCAAACTCTCGCATATTCGTAGATGGCGTTTACAGAGATTTCAATGGCTTCTTCACAGTAGCAATTACAAACGCCGATATCACCGAGCGCAAGGTCATTCCTTCAGGACGTGCGACCCTATCTGGCGCTTCTACTTATGTCGGAGTTAGCGCAGTTGAGTCAGCAGTTCTTGCCGTATCGGTAGAAGTATTTCAATCTCGCATCGCTCCAGGTGGACAGATCGAGGGCGTGGACTTTACAAACGTCAGTCCTTATCGCTTAGGCCGCAGTCTCTTCAATAGAGTTTCAGGGCTTCTAGGTCCGTATATTGACACCGATTCAATGGTGCAATAATGCCAGCATCGACCATCCTTGACACAGTTCGTCAGCCATTAGCAACAGCTTTCGCAAACGTAGCGGGCAACGTCTACGCGTACGTCCCAGAGGCTCCTATGGTTCCTTTCGTAGTAACGGTTCCGGATTCTCCTTATCTTGAATTAGAGACCATTAATAAATCAACGCTTCACATTAAAATTAATTTAGTGATCTCAGTCGCGGTTGCATACAACAGCAATCCGGCTTCGCTCGATAATCTCGAGCAGCTCGTAATCAGTGTTCTGAAGGTGATCCCAGCCGGGTACACAGTCGGAGCGGTTGAAAAACCAACAGTTACTCAAGTCGGCCCATCTAATTGCTTGGTGGCAGATATCAGAGTTTCTACCTACTACACACAGACAAACTAAGGATAAATAATGGCAACCACAGTAATCACAGGTCGCGATGTGGCTCTATCTTTCACAGGTGGAACAGATATTGACGCACAAGCGACTTCAGCAGTTCTCACAAAGACCAACGTCCGCGAGGTCTATCAGACACTCGATGGCGAAGAGGTTAAGACAGTCAATCTTGAAGGCTCATTTGCTCTTTCAATGCTTGCCGACTGGGGTAAGGCAAACTCAGTATGCGAGGCTTTATGGACAGCAGCAGAGACAACACCAGATAGCACCTTTACAGTGACAATGACGGCAGCTACAGGCGCAGTCTTTGCGTTTGACGTATTCCCAGAATTTCCTACAGCAGGAGGCTCTGGAACAGATGCTCAGACTGTAGACTTCACATTCAAAGTACGCCGTGGAGCAGTAACAGAAACATTCAGCTAAAACTAGAAACGGGAGCAAACAATGCAACAGAACATAACAATTAAATATATTGACGGAACAGAAACCACTTACCAGGTGCGTCCGCCAGATTACGCTAAATGGGAAGTAACCACTAAGAAGGTTATTGGTCAGTTTGGCGGAATGTGGGACATCCTTTATGTAGCTCATAGCGCTATGAAAAGAGATGCCGGAGGCAAGCCAGTTAAGCCGCTCGATGTCTGGATGGAATCAGTTGCCGATGTTGAAGTCGGTGATGAGAGCCCAAAAGTCATCCAAGAGGAAGCGTAAGCCGACTCTTAGTAGAACTGGCAATAGCCACTCAGATCCCCATGGATCATTGGCGAACAGGTGAGGATATCTTGACCGCTATAGAAGTATTGGAGGAGCGCAATCGTGGCAAGTGAGCAAGTAGCACTAGACCAGACTGAACTTCGCCAAGTCTTCAAGGCGCTTAAAGGTATGTCGGAAGAAGCAAGAGAAGAAGCGAAACGCCAGTCGGGAGCGCTGGCGGAATTCGCTCGATCAGAGATTATTCAGACGGCTGAGTCGAGACCAAGTGCAGCAGTAGCCGGACGTATTGCAAGCGGAGCCCGTGTCAAGAAATCAAGCCGTATCGGTGAGATTACTTACGGGTTCGCTTCTCAAAAGTTCTCAGGTGGAGCAACCACTAAAGATATTTGGGGCGGCTCAGAATTCGGTTCTAATAAATATAAGCAGTTTCCCGTATGGTCAGGCCGTGAAGGCAAGGGCTCTAGGGGCTGGTTTATCTATCCAACATTACGCAGGATTCAACCTGAAATAGTTGCAAGATGGACAGAATCATTTACTAAGATATTGAAGGAGTGGGGATAATGGCATCAACTTCAAGAGCCTTAACGCTCAAACTCCTGGCAGATGTCGATAACTTTACCAAGGGCCTAAACAAGGCAGATAATGAAGTCTCCAGCTTTGGAGATAAAGTAAGCAAGTTCGGCAAGGTAGCTGCGGGCGCCTTTGCCGCCGCAGGAGTCGCCGCCGCCGCTTATGCTGGAAAACTATTAGTAGATGGCGTTAAGTCTGCCATCGAGGACGAGGCCGCTCAGTTACGCCTTGCTACAGCTTTAAAAAATGTAACTGGTGCCACAGATGCCCAGATTAGTGCTACAGAAGATTACATAACTAAAACTACCCTTGCAACTGGCGTAACCGATGATGAACTACGTCCATCGCTTCAGCGCCTTGTCACTGCGACTGACGATGTAGCGAAAGCTCAGAAACTCCAAGGTCTAGCTCTTGATATTAGCGCAGGTTCCGGCAAGTCACTTGAAGCCGTTTCTAATGCTCTTGCAAAGGCTCAAGAAGGCCAGACTGCAGGACTTGTAAAACTCGGCATTGGACTTTCGGCAGCTGAACTTAAAACCATGTCAATGGAGCAGATCACCGCTAAATTGGCTGACACTTTCGGAGGACAGGCTGCAACCCAGGCAGATACCTTTGCAGGCAAGATGCAGCGCCTTCAGGTGGCCTTTGATGAAGGCAAAGAGACGGTGGGATCATTCGTTCTCGATGCCATTACTCCTTTAGTCTCAGGCTTCGTCAATAATGTCATTCCAGCCATTCAGAAATTATCGGACGAACTAGGACCTAAATTAACGCCTATCTTTCAGGCGCTTACAGGGTATATAACAGAATATGTAATTCCAGCCTTTAGAGCTGCTTGGTCTTTCATTACACAATATGTCGTCCCTGCATTACGCGACTTCTTAACGCCAATTATTAATAGTTTGCGAGCAGCGTTTGAAAAGGTTGCGGGCAAGATCAAAGAGAACGAAGAACAACTTAAGCCATTGCTTGCATTCTTCAAAGCGGTTGCCACATTCGTTCGCGATGTCTTGGCGCCGGTACTTGGCAAGATTTTAGGCAACGCATTTGAAGTTTTGGGAACAGCTATAGGAATTGTTATAGACCTCTTCTCTAATCTTGTCGATGTCGTCAATAAGGCTTTTAACGCTATTAAGGCAATCGTCAATTTCGTCAAGAATAACCCAGTCACTCAGGCTCTTGGTGGCGTTATTGACAACGTATTTGGAGGCGGTCGCGCTAACGGCGGGCCAGTTAGAAGCGGCACTTCCTATATCGTTGGCGAGCGCGGGCCTGAATTATTTGTACCTAATACAAACGGTCTAATCATTCCTAACGGTCAGACCATGCCCGGAACCTCTGGTTCTAACCAGGGCTCGACCATCAACATAACCGTTAATGGCGCGATCGATAGCGAGTCCACGGCTCGCCAGATAGTTTCTATTCTTAACAATTCGTCAGCTCGAGGAACCCTAGGAAGTCTGGCTTTTAATACATGACCGCCTTCACCCCAGAATATTTAGTCAAAATTAATGGGACAGTATTAACAGACGTTACCTTGGCTAACTTTACAATTACCTCTGGCCGTACCGATATTTATTCACAGCCAGTTGCTGGCTATTGCCAGATTCAGTTGATTAATTTTAACAACCAGTCCTATCCGTTTAATGTTGGAACAGGGCTGACGATCGAGGTAAAGAACACCAGCGGAACTTTCATTCCTATCTTTGGCGGCTATGTTACCGATTACGGGACTTCGGTCAATACCGCCGGAGCCGTAGGATCAACCACTCTTTTAACTATTGTCGCTTTGGGAGCATTATCTAAACTTCCTAAATTTATCGATTCTGGAGTCTTATCTAAAGACTATGACGGCGACCAGATTTATGAACTTCTTAGCGGATATCTTCTAGCTCAATGGAACGAGGTTCCAGCAGCGCAAACATGGGCCGCTTATGACCCTACAGTAACTTGGGCCAATGCCGGGAACATTGGGTTGGGTGAGATCGACCGCCCAGGCAATTACGAAATGATTGCTAGAACTGCAAGCCTTACCGATATTTATAGCTTAGTTAGCCAGATCGCTACATCGGCTTTAGGTTACATTTACGAGGATGCTAACGGCAACATTGGATACGCCGATAGCACTCATAGGCAAGATTACCTAGCAAATAATGGCTACGTAGAACTAGATGCAGGACAAGCCCTAGCTAGCGGTATTGCAACAACGGTTAAATCTGGCGATATTCGTAATAAGTATACGATTGGCTACGGCGGGGGTAATAACACTTACACAGCCGAAGACCTACAAAGCCAATCCCTTTATGGCCTACAGGCTCAAAGTTTTACTTCTAACATCGATAAATTGGTGGACGCTACCGCGGTCGCTGATCGCTACATAGCTCTCAGATCGTTTCCTTACGCTCAGTTTGAGTCGATTACTTTCCCGCTTGGAAACCCTGAAATAGATAACACCGACCGAGATGCTCTCCTTAATGTGTTTATGGGCATGCCCGTCTGGATACAGAATCTACCTAATAACATCAATGACGGCAGTTTCCAAGGCTACGTTGAAGGCTGGACCTTTAGGGCCTCGATGAATGATCTTTCGCTAACCTTTAACGCTTCTCCCGTAAACTTCTCTCAAGTTGCGGTAAAATGGGAACAAGTAAACGCAGCGGAAACCTGGAATACCCTTAACACAAGCCTAACCTGGCTTAATGCGATTGGAGCAGTAGCGTAATGGCAACAACAACCACTAACTTTGGATGGGATATACCCCAGTCCACAGACCTAGTAAAGGATGGCGCTACCGCTATTGCCGCACTAGGGCAAGATATTGACACAGCCCTAGTTGATTTAAAGGGCGGAACTACTGGACAAGTCTTAGCTAAAGCTTCTGGAACCGACCTAGATTTTTCTTGGGTGGCAGTTGATCCTTTGCTTATTCTTGATGCTAAAGGCGATCTAATTACTGCGACCGCAGCAGATACTCCGGCTCGATTGGCAGTTGGCACAAATGGTCAAGTATTGACTGCTAATTCATCGGCGGCCACCGGGTTGGCTTGGGCTACGCCTGCAGGCGCTTTAACTTTGGTCACAGCCCAAACAATAGGTTCAGCCGTTTCTTCAGTAACCGTAACTAGCGCATTTAGCGCAACATACGATAATTATTTGATTATTGTAAGTGGTGGCGTTGGATCTGCCGATGCCAATATTGCATTAACTTTGGGCGCAGCCAGTAGCGGATACAAATATGCGGGTATCTATATGCTCTACTCAAGCTCAACCGTAAATGGCGAAAACAGCAATGGAGCAGCAAGTTTTCCTAGAGCCGCTCGAGGAACTACAAAGTCAATTGATGGTGAAATTACTTTGAAAAATCCATTCAACACAAAAAGAACTACCGCTCAATGGCGAGTTGCTTCTGCTGAAGATGGTCAATTATGGGCTATTGGCGGTGGCGTATTAGATGATGCTACTTCTTACACAGCGTTCACACTTACCCCTGCATCAGGAACATTAACTGGCGGAACAATCCGCGTTTATGGCTATCAGAATTCATAAGGAGACAAAATGACATATAAAATCCAAATTGACGATGAAGTAAGAAATGCAACTCCTGAGGAAGTCAAAGCAATAAAAGCGCGTGAGGCTGATTTTGTTGATGACGTAGAAATTGCGGCAGCCAAGGCTGAAGCTAAAGTTGCACTATTTGAACGCCTTGGCATTACTGCCGAAGAGGGCGCTTTGCTACTTGGATGAAACCAACACTATCTAAAGCTGCTCAACAGTTAAGGGAACAGTTTGATGACACCTTCCCAGATCGTGATAGACGTTCCGATGGCTGGATTGGCGATCTCCGTCATTCAGCGCGCCCTAGCGATCACAACCCTGATCCAAAGACTGGGATTGTTAGAGCAATCGATGTTGATGCAGATGTCCATAAGTCAGGCAAGCCCGACCTCATGCCCGATATTGCAGATCAGATTCGTCTCGTTGCAAAGTCTGGAGAGAAGCGCATCTCTTATGTCATATTCAAAGGCAGGATTGCATCATCTCGCTTGGGCTGGCGCTGGAGAAAATATACGGGAAGCAATCCGCACAACCATCATTGCCATATCTCTTTCACTAGCAAAGGTGATCAAGATGGCTCGTTCTTTGAAATCCCATTACTAGGAGGCAAATAATGGAAGCAATCATCTACGCAACACTAGGACTCATTGCGATTCCAGTAATCCGTGCAGCGATTAAGTCTTACCGAGCAAAGAAGGCCGTGGGCGATATTGTCGCAGATGCCCTAGAAGCTGCGGTCGATACAGTCGAGAAGAAAAAATGACTCAGGAAAATTTCTTCACTCTTTACTTTGCTAGCCTTGCCGTTATTGGTGGCCTTGCCGGGTACGTAATTACCCATTTACTATCAGAAATTAAACGCCTTAATTCGCGTGTCGATGAGATTTACAACATACTTCTAGAGCGATAATTTTCGACATGGCAAAGAAGAAAGTCATCGATCTCGATACTTACTCACAGCTTGACGCATGGGCTATAAGCCTGCATGAGATGTACAGAGCTTTAAGACGTGCGGGCTTTGCCGTTGACATGGCTTTAGCAATTATCACGGACGTCGATGCTTATCCCGATTGGATCCTGCCATCGATCCCCGACCGAGTGGATCGCCTACCCTACGAGGACGACGACGAGGACTAATGAAACGCATCGTGATTGTGTCAGACCTGCAAGTCCCATTTCATGATCAAGTAGCAGTCAAGAATCTAGCCAGTTTTATAGCCAAGTTTAAACCGCACGAAGTAGTAACAATAGGAGACGAGATTGACTTCAACACGATCTCAAAGTTCAGCGAAGGAACCCCAGAAGCCTACGAACAAACTCTGGGAGACGATCGCGATGAAGCTATTCAGGTACTTTACGATTTACAAGTAACACAGATGATCCGGTCCAACCATACGGACCGCCTATACAATCAGATCATGAGGAAGATTCCCTCATTCTTGTCATTGCCCGAGCTTAGGTTCGAGAAGTTTATGAAGCTCGACGAATTAGGCATTACCTTTCACAAGAAGCCTTACAACATAGCCCCGGGCTGGATCGCAGTCCACGGCGACCATACCCCTATTAAGTCACAAGGCGGGCTATCAGCCCTTGAAGCGGCGCGCAGACACGGCAAGAGCGTTATCTCAGGACATACTCACAGAGCAGGCAGATCGTCCTTCTCAGAAGCCTCTGGAGGCCGTATAGGACGTGTTCTGCATGGTGTGGAGGTAGGCAACCTTATGGACTTTAGCAAGGCGTCATACACCAAGGGTTCGGCCAATTGGCAACAGGCATTCGCCATCATGTACGTCGAAGGCAAGAACGTCCAGGTTGATCTAATCTACATCGAGAAGGACGGCACATTCGTAGTCTCAGGTAAACGCTATGGACGATCTAGATAACGATCTCGATCGAGACATCGATGATCACATGGACGATGCAGAATTGTTACCGTTTCGTTATCTGAATCTAACAGGCTTAGCCTAGAAATCTGCCATTCTTGCTCCATCGGGCCAACAAACCGATAAGGGAGCAGTATGTTCGATCCATCATTAGGCGATGTAATTGCCATGATTGTCTTATCCGCACTATATTTTCATCTAGGCCGTACAGTCGGCATTCGCGTGGGATATCTCAAGGGCCGCAAAGCCGTTCGTGATTACTACGAGACAAAGGAAAGGGTGCGAGTGTGAAAGCAAGTGAAGTCCTATTATCAGCTACTGACATCATTGGAGACCGAGGAAGAATTTATGGTCATCCTCGTATCAATCAGACTCGAATCGCATTACGACTCCAACAGATGCTTGAAACACCAATCTCAGACCATCAAGCGTGTTTGGCGATGGTCGAAGTTAAACTGGCAAGACTCCAGGAGACCGCAGATCACATTGACTCCTATATCGACGCGTGTGCTTACTTGGCACTAGCCTGCGAACTAATTACAGAAAAGGACGAGCAATATGTTTAACCTTGAAGATTACGAAACAGTCGAAGAACGCTTAATCAAATTTTGGAAGGATCATCCGGATGGCCAAATACATACTAAATTATTGGATCAGTCTTCTGGTCGCTTTATCGTTGAAGCTAGTATCTTTCGAACTGAGGCTGATACTCGGCCTTGGACGACTGGGCTCGCTGAAGAGACGGTACAAGGTCGCGGCGTTAATGCTACTTCCGCTCTTGAGAACTGCGAGACGAGCGCGATTGGCCGTGCTTTGGCTAATGCGGGTTATGCAACTAAAGGCAAGAGAGCCTCGCGTGAAGAAATGACAAAGGTTGCAACAGTTAAGAAGACTGAGGCGATCATTGATGAAACAAAGACCAAAATGGCAGAGACATCTGGCACTTATATTCCAGTAGTAAAGGAAGAGGATCCATGGACTATCAAGCCAACGACTATGCCGCCCACAATGGGGGAAGCTGTTGCCACGGTGAAAGAGATTATTGGCGGCCAGACAGAGAAGGATATTCCTCGATGCCAACATGGCGACATGATTTGGAAGACCGGACAGACTAAAGCTGGTAAGCCATGGGGACATTTCAAGTGCCCTTATGCAGTAACTGGCGAACTTACTCGATGTCCAGCGCCAAACGATGTTATCTGGTACGAAATCAACAAAGAAGGCGCATGGCAGCGCCAGAAGTTGCGTGCCCAATGAACGCAGTCCAGGAGTATATCTTTAAAACTTATTCAGGGGTAAGTAATTGCACCTACTGCGATAGCTTCACACATGTAAATGAATGGGTAACGCCAAACGGGGCTTATTTAGTTTGCCAACAATGCGAGATTACTAAACGATTCGGAGAACACTAATGGGACGTTTGCAATTTATGAACCAAGACGGGGAATGGGAGTCATTTCCAACAGAAGATGAAATCCATCGATCAAAGGAAGTCATAGCAATTCTCGAAGAGTTTACATTCATGACTCGATGCTGCTTATGCAATGAAGCCATTCCATACAAAGACATCAAGGTTAATCTGAAGAATAAGAGCTGGTCATGCGAAAAGTGTCACGCGGTCAATGGCCTCTCAAAGCCGTAAATATCGAGGATTCTCGACTGAGCGTGTAGTCGCCCGTTACCTATCGGAATGGTGGCCACATGCAAATATAGGTCGAGGGGCTGGTAAGGATGTTCTCAATGTCCCGTTCGACTGCGAGATAAAAGCACGCTCATCCTTCCAACCAAAGGCGTGGATCGATCAGGTCACAAAGAGAGCAAGCAAAACTGGTGACTTGCCACTCGTAGTTAGTCGATTAAATGGCCAAGGGGAGAAGAGTCCACAGGACTACCTGGCATTTATGAGATTAGGTGATCTGGTCGATCTATTGCTTAAAGCAGGTTACGGTGATTTTAAAGGCGATATTGGTACACTAGAACCCGAGAGATGCACGCAATGTGGATCATGGATATTTAAGGATGTGCCATGCCGGACATGCCAGAAATAATGCACACATGCTTATGCGGCTATTCGCTTAAAGCTGCATCGAGTTTTCTAGATCAGATTGAGATTAGCAAAATGATGCTAGGTCACATTGAAGCAATGCATCCAGAAATCGGTGAATAATGCCAACCTACGAGTTCGAGTGCGATAACGAGAATTGCGAAAGTAATGCCAGGATCGAGGAATGGCGTTCAATCAACGAGCCGCATGATCTCGAATGTCCCTTCTGTGGCTCACCAATGCACAAGGTTTATAGCTCTGTAGGAGTAAGTTTCAAGGGATCAGGGTTCTACAGTACGGATAATCGATGAAAAGGCTCGCCGTGCTGAACAGGACTTTTACAAATGTGCTT